CTCCGCATGCTCCCAGCAACGCACTCATAGTGCTTCCCAACTGAGGGCGCCCCACCACACGCAGCCACGATGTTGCGGTAGACGCGTGCTCCAAGCGACGTAGTCGCGAGGAGCGCATCGTCCCCACAAATCGATGACTTGTGATGGATGCGATCCCTCGGTTTCGAGGTGTTCTTAACCTCATTCAACCAGTAAAGGTGGATGAGGGAAAGGATACACCACGAAGTGGGCAGCCCCATGAGGACGCCTCGAGAAGAAAGGATGGTTTCCCCACTAGGATAGTCCAGGAGCTGGGGTCCCGTAAGGGTCCTCAAAACCTGAAGCTCCAGAGGTGAAAACCTACCAGACTCCTCGAGTCCGTCGACCACTGCGGAAACCAAGTCAAGGGGCAGAAGATCGGTTGCTCTTGTGAGGTCGGTAGACACTAAAGTCTCACCGTACCCCCCAAGGAACCTTTCGAAAAGCTCCTCATCTTTGGCTCCAACCAGCGGTTGATGGGTGCCGGGCGTGGCTCTCAAGCCCTTCAGCAGCCGTTTCCTGACCGTATGGCCCAGGACTTGGCACCAAGTTGGGCCGACCGTGACGACTCTGGTCTTGAGGCCCCTCTCTGACAGACAGGTGACGCGGTGGCACGGAACCGGGTTGTTCTCAAGCTCCTTTATGGAAGCGAGGACGAACCGAAGTTCAAGTGCTGCCACGGCACCCATCTGATCTGTTGGGACCTCGTCAGGCAGGTCGTCGTAAGCATGGTTGAGGAGGAGGTGCCGTAAAGCACCACCCTTCCCAGCCGAACGCTCGCGACAGGATGAAGTAGAAGGCCAAGCCGGAGCCCCGAGAGGAGCTTTCGGTTTGACAACCTTCTTCTTCGCCCACCTGCGGACGAAGTCCCGACAACTCGAGAGGACCTCTTGGCTTGTCGAGAACGTAGACGAGAGATCTTCCCTATGCTGTGCTAGCGCCTGTGCCACACTCTCACGAGGGGCAGGGGGCAGCGCTCGTCCGATGAATGAAAGTTGAGCGTCCAACCGAGAGCCGGATCCTAGGATCCAAGCTGTTCGGTGGGCGCTCGACCTCTTCTTCATCGAGGCAGCGTCGCCCCGTTGGGCGTCTAGCCACATGGGGTGTTCCTCGGCTCGTGCTCTCGACATTCCTGCCGCCGCAAACGCTGCGAGTGTCACCTCCTCAAGGAAATGGACCTTACTAGCCAGCTTCTTTGCCTCTTTACCGTGAGGCCCGCCCCCCTGGGGCGGGTTTATCTCCTCGGCTGAGGCACCGCCGACCTCCTGAGCGTCCGGGCGAGAGGTAGCAGCCATGCTGCTACTTCGTTTACCCCAGACACCTTTGGGAGCGGGCGGAAGTTGCCGGTTGTTCGGGCCCACCCTGAGGGAGGGGAACTCTCGTGGCGTGAGCGGTGGCGGACCAGGGAAGTCAGGTCGTGCCGGCTCGGACTGTTGCGCTTGTAGTCTCAAGTTGAAGGAACGTTGTGCCCGGCGTTGCTTGCGAGAAAGGTTACCCTTCTTCCTGTTAGGGAAAGAACGGTTACCGTTCCGTTTGCGACCTCCGGATCCAGCGGCCTTCATTTTGCGACTAGAAGCGCAGATGAGGCAACCTGCCAGGGCAGGTCTAGGACTTAGCTTGCTAAGCCTTGTCCACTCGGTTTCTCCTTTGATCCCGCAGGACTCACGAT